CCATTTTCAAACCGCTGGTGACGGCTTTATAGTCCTTCCATGACACATATTTCAGGCTGTTGCGTACCATATGGATGATGCAGAGCTGGATATGCGTCTGCGGATAAACGCTGTTTATCGCATCCGGGAAGCCTTTCAGACCGTCCACACAAGCAATCAGGATATCCTGCAGACCCCGGTTTTTAAGCTCTGTCAGCACACTTAGCCAGAATTTCGCGCCTTCGTTTTCGGCCAGCCACATGCCCAATAGCTCCTTTTGGCCTTCGGTATTAATGCCCAACGCGAGGAACACGGCTTTGTTAATTACACTGCCGTTGTGACGAACTTTTACCACAATGCAATCAAGATAAACAATGGGGTACAGCGCATCCAGAGGGCGATTTTGCCACTCAGTGACCTGCTCTTTGACCGCATCGGTGACTTTAGATATCAATGTGGGCGACACGTCAGCGTCGTACATCTCCTTGAAGGTGGCGACGATTTCCCGCGTGGTCATGCCTTTGGCGTACAGGGATAAAATCTGGCTGTCCATCTGCGTGATGCGCGTCTGGTTTTTCTTTATTAGCTTAGGCTCGAAGGTGTTTTCACTGTCACGGGGCGTGCTGAGTTCAATCTCGCCATCGTCGCACAGCAACGTTTTAGACGAGTAACCATTGCGAGTATTTGAGCCTGTTTTGGGGGTATTTTTCTCGTGCCCGAGGTGTTCGGTAAGCTCTGCATTTAACGCTGTTTCGACGGTAAGCTTTGTCAGCATACGAGAAAATGCATTAAGGTCGGCTTCGGTTTTAAGACCTTTAGCCAGTTCAGCCGCAAGTGCTTTAAGTTTCTTTTCGTCCATAATTTGCCTGTCTCCGTTGTTGGAGTGAAGATATCAAAAACAGGCAATTACACAATCTTGTTTACAGTCTCGATAAATATTTCCTTCCCACTCGTTATTGCGCTTTTTCCTGTTGTCCGTTCAATAAAAGTTTTAAGTCTGTTGTAGTTATTATTTAGATACATGCACTGATTCAACTGATTATTTCTTCGAAATCCATCCATTACGGTATTTAAATTTTCTTCCGTAAGTTTTTTGATGCTCTTATTCATACGATTGAATCGATGTTTGGCTTCATCAAAACTCTGAGATGCTATAAATGTAGAAATTAGTGCTTGTTGTATTCTTGATGCTTTACCAATGCTTTCAGCTAAGAGCATATTTAACAACTCGGCATTATGCGTAGGATTATCGAGGCTCCCTTTAACCGCTTGTAAATGACTGATAAAACCAGCGGGATCGACCTTGCCAACTTTTAGGGTTACAACTGGTTTATTTGCACCGAGAGCATAGCCAACCTCTTGGCACGTCCAGATACTGTCATTGAAATCATCCGTTAGTAAAACCAGCATCACTTCCATTGTTTTCAGCCCGTTAACGATCTCATTTCTCCACTCTTTGAGTGGTTCGATAGTCTCATGGGCAACAAAACAACTGAAGCCGTACTCCTCTAAGGAGTTAGCTAATTCTTGTGCTTCACGCTTATATTTGTCTCTATGGCTAATAAAAACTCGAATTAAATTTGGCTTCCAGATGGATAACTCATCAGGATTCAGCACCTCGTTGACTATTTCATTGATACTGATAGCTTGTTGATATTCAGGATCTATCTCAGAATTCAGTTCTAATGCAACTTCACCTATCCATTCATCATACACAGATCTTGTCAAAATATTGAGGTCGTTTTTAATTAAATTTGTATATGCTTCCTGTTTAGAAATATGTATATCTATCAATATCTCCATTGGCAAGAAAAGACAGATATCATGACCAACAGCATCATAATTATGATCTGTATGGTAATCTTCGCGAACAAATACTTTTGCATGGCTAAGAACTTTATAAATAACAGGTTCACTTTCCTTATATTGTTCCCGAATTCTTTGTAAGTATCCGGGAACCTTTGGGGGGATGCAGCTTGCCATAATGTCCCTCTTAGTGGCTTCTTTGAGTGAGCTTTGATTGGTTATTGAAAATAACGCCTAATAAATCACAGCATCCCATGTGTTTTAGCATAATCGCGCAGTGCCTCATTCATTTTGGTTTGCCATCCATCACCCTGCGCCCGATAGGCGTCCACCACATCGTGATCAATCCGTAGCTTAACCGGTTCTTTCGGGTTTGCCAGTTTTGGCCGGCCACGGGTTTTTATCACCTTTTCTGCGCCCTCTTTACCAAACAACTCGGTAAACACCTCTGTGGCAGGACGTGCGCGGGCAAACTCTGCCTCGCCCCACTCGGGGTTATCTGTCATGGTGACTTTACTGATTCTTTTGTTCATATCGCTTTACCTCACGGGAATTGGCCTTACGCAGGCTGATAACATGCACCTTGCCGTTACGTGGTGTGAATACCAACATATGTAACCGCTCTTCAATGTAGCCCAGTGCCTGGAAGCGCCGCTCTGGATATTCCTTACGGAGATCCTCAACAATTAGCGCTGTAGCAACTTCGAAATCACGCGCCATCTCAAAGGACAGTTTACGTTCAGCAATATTTTTTTCGTTTTTGATTGGGTCGTAAGATATGTCCATGAAATTAATGTACCCCCAATAAATACATTAATGCAAGAGATATTAGCATTCATACTTTATTTCATTTCCTTTGTGCCATCCCTCACACAAAACCCATCACATGCCGCGCGCGCCCGTAGGCGGCACACTGGCCGCATGAATATCCTTATTGCTGGCCTTAAACGCCTGTTGGCTAACATTATCCGTATTGGCATCGTCTCAGACGTCGATCTTGCTAACGGATTATGCCGGGTCAAAATGGGCAACCTGAAAACCGATTGGCTTAATTGGTTAACCCTGCGCGCCGGGCGGGTGCGTTTTTGGTCTGCGCCATCGCTGGGTGAGCAAGTCATGGTGATCAGTATCGGCGGCGTGCAGCGTGGTGGCGATTGGACTGAGGGGGTTAAATGACCAGCGATAAATATAGCGGCATGAACCGCAACAGCGGCTTGCAGATCGACGATATTGACCATATTCGCCAGTCAATCAGTGACATTCTGGCCACACCACAAGGCACACGGGTGATGCGCCGCGATTATGGCTCACTGTTATCAACCTTGATCGACCAGCCGCAAAATCCCGCCCTACGTCTAAAAATGATGGCCGCTGTTTATGGCGCTGTGATGCGTTGGGAGCCGCGCGTTACGCTGGCAGTGGAGATATCACCGGGGCGGTGTAGGGGGTGGAAATTTTTGGGGATTTATTAACAATAAAATCGCGGGTGTGCTGCCGCTGTTTGGTAAACATCACTTTGCTGGCTCGGATTATATCCGTATTCCAGACGTGCCGGGCGGGCTGATTGTGCAATGGATGACTGGCCCTGTTTCTGCCAGCGAAAATATCGCTTACCCTGAACTGGCTTTCCCCACCGCCTTTCCTGTTACGTGTCTAATGGCGTTCGCGGCCACTCAGGGGAATGACACAATACAAGCCGATGTGATGTTTCAAACATCGCCACGGTGGAAAACTGGCCGCAGGTTGAATTGCCGGAACTGCCGCAATGGCTTTTGATCGAGGCAATGAATCAGGGGTATTGTATTCCCAACTGGCCGTAACGGTTAGAGGCATAATGGGTGCGTTCAGGTGAATCGCACTCCTCTTTTCTATTTGATTATTTTTAGCGTGGGTTTATTCAGTTTATGTAGTTATACGGATTCAAATATTTCGAAATACTGATTGGCGCTAAAGAGATTAAAAGAGAAACATCCGAAAATACGTGTTAAGTAATATCAAGAAATATCTCAATTATTCTGTGGTGTGGAAAAAATAAAATATAGACGTTCAACAAACCAAACTGAACGAATAAAGTATTCCTCATGCGCGATATATATATCTTAAGGAAACGATAAGTTATGTTTTGGTTGTTTCGTTACTTACTTGGATAAGTGATTTGCTTTACAATGCAATAGACGCAAGACAGTATTAAATAAAAATATGAGGACACTATGGCATTACAAGGAAAGTTTGTTGTTAACAATGCTCACTACTCCCCTTTGAGCATTTTTGGTGTTGGTACATTTATGGCCTTTTCTGGCAATAAGGCATACCGCAACAGAGGCGGCTGTACCATGGTCCCTGATAACGGCCATTACCCGAGGGGTGCTACTGGATTGTTGAGCGCCCTAAAGGCGGGGTTAAAAGGCGGGGTTAAAACCCGCATTAATACCGCAATGAAAGATTTCCCCACCAAGTTTACCCATGCGCCGACTGACCATAATGAATGGTTTGGCTTGTACCGTGATGATGGGAAAATTGACGATTACACTTGGATCAATAATGTTGAACGTGGAAATTTCAGATTGCATCCCATCGGCCCGATGGGGGTTTCTATGGGGTGTATCACGTTACAACATGCTGCCGATTTTCAGGTGCTGCGCAAAGCCCTACTCCACACACAAACCATTGCAGTTAATGGAACTAAATTGATGGCCTATGGGTGTATTGAGGTGGTGACGAATGGCAACACTTGTCCGTAGGTTATTGAAGGTACTATTTTTTATCGGCCTGTTTATACTGGCGGTTAAGTATATCCATAGTTACCCCTATCCGATGCCTGAGAGCCAGTTACAGTACTGGTTCAGTATCTCAGAGTTTTTGGGGTTCAGTAACCCCGAAGATATCTATTTCCCGGCAATGCTGGTTCTCGATATTATTGTCGCATCGCTAGCTTATGTGCTTATTATGAAGGGATTTCATAAGTTCAGAGCACGAAAAAAGACGTCACACGCGGGATAGAAAAATCACTTTCCTGTTAATGGTAACCACTCTATATCGCGTAAAGTGGTTACCCATTTTATAGTTTTCTCGTTGTGCCATTCGCCACCATACTCTCTACCCTCAACCAACAGAGAGTTAATCCATGAGTGATTATCATCACGGCACGCGCGTCATCGAAATCAACGACGGTACTCGCGTTATTTCCACTGTTTCCACCGCCATTATCGGCATGGTCTGTACTTCCGATGATGCTGACGCCCCCCTGCCCTCAGTGTCAGCATAGTTGTCACCCCCTTCTAAAAATGGATCCAGAGGGCAACGGAGTGACAAATAAAACGTATTTCCCCAGAACGTAAAGCCGGTGTATTGGCAAAATTACTTCCCCCGTACAACATGACCGTCACGGCTGTTGCACAGATGGAAGGGATATCGGAAGCTACCCTCTACAATTGGCGCAATCAGGCTAAATCAGAGGGGGAACCGGTGCCCGGTGCAGAGAAAAACAGTGAACAGTGGCCTGCCGAAGCGCGGCTCGCGGTTATCGTGGAAACCGCCACGTTAAGTGAAACGGAAATCGCCGAATACTGCCGTAAAAAAGGGCTTTACCCCGCGCAGATAGCGCAATGGAAACAGGCTTTTTTGCAGGTTCCTTCGGGTGACGATAAGGTGGCCCTCAAGCAAAGCCAGAAAGAAAACAAGCAACTGAAAAAGGAGCTGCTGCGTAAAGAAAAGGCGCTGGCGGAGACGGCAGCGATCCTGGTGTTAAGAAAAAAGCTCAGGGACTACTACGGGGAAACGGACGAGGACGACTGACACCCCGAGAGGAACGCCAGCAGTTTATCGCGTGGATAAATGAGGCCGTCGCTGCTGGTGCACGCCGGGCGGTGGCCTGTCGCGAAGTTGAGCTCAGCGTACGGACCTGGCAACGGTGGCAAACCTCCCCGGAAGACCAAAGAACTACGGCGATACGCCCGGAGCCCACCAATCGCCTGAGAGTGGAAGAAGAGCAGCAGATACGGGCGGTCTGCCATCAACCCGAGTATGCCAACCTGCCGCCGTCGCAAATCGTGCCACGGTTGGCGGATAAAGGGGTTTATCTGGCGAGTGAATCGACCTTTTATCGGGTGCTGCGCCGTCATGGAGAAGTACATCACCGTGGCCGTTGCCTCAAGCCGGGCCGGGTAAAACCGCCAACAACGTTCACCGCCTCCGGGCCTTGTCAGGTGTGGACGTGGGACATCACGTGGCTGCCTTCATGGGTACGGGGTCGTTGGTATTATCTGTACCTGGTGGAGGATGTGTTCAGCCGTAAAATCACCGGAGCAGAAGTCCATGAAACCGAGAGTGGTGAGTTGGCGGCGGCGCTGATGCAACGTACGGTACTGCGGGAGCGCTGTTATCGCCAGCCACTGGTGCTGCATGCAGATAATGGTGCGGCGATGAAGTCGCAGACCCTGCAGGTGAAGCTGGCAGAACTGAATATCTCGCCTTCACACAGCCGACCGCGTGTGAGCAATGATAATGCGTATGTGGAGTCGTTGTTCCGCACGCTGAAATATGTTCCTCAGTGGCCATCCTCAGGCTTTAACCATCTTGAGGAAGCGCGGGTCTGGGTGGATAAATTTACCCGTTGGTATAACGAAGAGCACCGGCACAGTGGCATAGGTTATGTGACGCCGTTGCAGCGACATACGGGTGAGGACAAGGCGCTGTTGGCCCAACGAGATAAGGTCTATCAAGCGGCGAGAGCCGCGAACCCCAAACGTTGGTCACGACAGACGCGAAACTGGGAATGGCAGGAAAGCGTGACATTAAATCCAGAGCGGGGAAAACAGGCCGCATAAATCAACCTGGGGTGACAACTACCTTGACACTTACCGCCAACGCACATGTAGTATGACAGCCATACAAGCAAGAAATATCTTAAAATTTCATTTTTGAGTTGTTTACATTAAAAAAATAAACATATCAAGTTAATATAAAATACTGAATTCGTATTTTATAAAAAAGAACACCACTCTTTATAAAATTAAGCCAAACAACTGAGTCTATAAGGATATTTTATGAGTTTTAATACCTATTTAAAATTAACAGGAAGTGAACAAGGATTAATCTCTGCTGGATGCAGTTCATTTGACTCGATTGGAAATCGACATCAGAATGATCATGACGATGAAATTCAGATACTATCCTTAAATCACGCCATAACAAGAGAGCAACATTGTACACATCATCCTGTTGAATTTATCAAACCAATTGACAAATTATCACCACTAATGGCTATAGCCATATCCAATAATGAAATATTAACCCCATCATTTTCAATTTATAGATTAAATCAATTTGGTGCTTTGGAAATATTTTATGAGATAAAATTAACTAAAGCTACGATAATAGATATCAGTTAAAATTACCCTCATGTAATAAATAATCATGGTGCAATACCGTTTGAAAAAATCTCGTTTATATATGAGTCAATATCCTGGCAACATAAAACAGCAGGCACATCAGGCACATCAGGCACATCAGGTTATAGCATATGGAGTGACAGAGTTTATTAAACCAATCAATTTTCGCGCCCATGCATTCAAGTAAATATCATTTATGTATTAGCAACGTTAAAATTAAGTCATGAAAATTTTTCTCAAACGATATGAAAAATAAAATGACAAACAAAAACCACCATAGAACACGTACATCATGAAAAATTCAGGTACTTTACCAGACATATATATGAAGAGCGCGAAAAACAGCATAGCTAAAGCAACAAATAATAAATCTATAAATACGCGATGTAATAGTTTCATAAAAAAACCTCTATCATAAAATAAACTTTAGCGCTTGAATTATTTCATCAGTTGATTTTCTTTTTATCGAATCCATTAAAACACCCACTTTTTTTCTATTAGAAAGTAAAGCATTTCTATTCCATTCTTTTATTTTTTACAAGAATGAGTTCTCTGTTTGCAGATAAGTATTTTTTGATGATTTCATCATACTAAGGATACATTGTTAGTTCCGGTATAATTTCGGGCGATACTGTCATAAATGCCCGCCCAGCACCTAAATCTAAATTTTCAACAGTATAAAATATCACGGTTGATGCGTTTTTTATGAATGCATCAAAATATTTTTCTAGTACAGTATCAGCAGATTGCTTGCTATAAATCATTTAATGAATTCCCTTTTATAATGAGATAATTCAGTATTATGTATTAATAAGCAAAAAAAAATCAACATATTGTTTAAATACCTTCGTCGGTGATCCATCCAATGTCACTGAACAATGTGACCCACTTAGCAATAAATAAACGTAAGGCGTTCCCGACGGGTGGCTCAGTACATAAAGTGATTTGCATGAGTATTCGTTTCAATCCTATAATTTTTTTCATAATCACAGTAAACTCTCCAAATTCTATTTATTGCTCATTTGGGATGGCAATGATTGATGATGCTCATACGAAAAGCCGAATCGGATCAAGGCTCCCACATCCTGAATAGAATACCCTGCTATAGCCTGTCCTGACTCGATTTTCATTTTATTATTCCTGTAACAGGTCACACGACGATATTGTTCATCTCATGACAGCCAGAGTTTGCTAACATTCATTTTCTCTCCGGTCACGCCAGTAATTTAAGCGTTCTTTAAAAAATGCCCGATAATCTACCGGTACCCGTTCAATCGCTTCCAGTACGTGGGCGCGGTTAGTCCTGCGTTAGTACAGGTCTTTGATTAAGCCGCTGGCTATCAAATCAAGATTCAGCTTTTCCTGGCACTCTTTAGGCCAACGAGAAATATTGAACGGAAGTCTGGGGGGAAGGTAGCCCGATTGCCCGTCCATGGTTACACCCTGAATTCAACAACCGGAGATTTTTCATTGATGGTCCGCATGGTCTTACCTCTCGCGTTTCAACGCGGGTCAGGTGCGATTAAAAATTTGCTGTCGAATACCGTTTTTCTCTGACAGGGAGCTTCATTGCCTCTTTTGACATGCGGCTGGCTTCTCTGGCCACCAACTGGTCAACGGCTAGAAAGTGACCGTTTTGGAACTCCTGATAAACGGTACCGTATTCACCAAATCTGTTTTTAGTTACGATAGCTTCAGCAAATCTTGCCGCCGGGCTATCGGGGTTATAAATGGCCTCCCGATACAACATGATGATGCTGTCAGCATCCTGTTCAATTTGAACCTGAATCTCTCAAATTGCTGCCAGTCTTTGGAGAAATGTCCCCTGACAATATAAGATCCGAACATATAAGAAAGTATATGGATAAACGAGGAATAACGAGCAGAACGCAGGCTAACCGGGAAAAAACTTTCCTTTCTCGCGTTTATCGCTGGGGATATGAACGCGGAATAGTGAAAGGCAATCCATGCAGAGGGGCCAAACAATTTACGGAGAAAGCCAGAGACCGCTATATTACAGATGAGGAATACGACGCAGTGTATCAAGTCGCACCTGATGTTGTCCGAGTTGCAATGGAAATAGCCTATCTGTGTCTCGCCCGGCAAGCGGATGTCCTTGCTTTGCGTCGTGATCAGCTCAGAGAACCCGGGATCTATATCAAACAGGGTAAGACGGCAGCCAGGCAGATTAAAGCATGGTCTGAACGGTTACGTGATGCCATAACACTGGCTGAGTCCCTTCCCCTGAAGTCAGGTATAAGTAGTGTGTATATCATCCATCAACGTACAGGTTTACGGTATACGCGTGATGGATTTAATAGTAAATGGCACAAAGCCAGGGAAGTCGCAAAAAACATATCCAAAGTTAGATTTTAATTTCACCTTCCATGACCTTAAAGCCAAGGGTATTTCTGATCTTGAAGGGACACTCAGTGAAAAACAGGCAATTTCAGGGCATAAAAACATGGGGCAAACGGCACGATATGATCGGAAAATAAAAATTGTGCCGGTAGTCGGTAATCAAAAAAAGTGAATTTTTATTCACCCTCCACAAAACATGTTAGGAATGATGTTAGGAACAACTCAGGAATGGGATTTTAATCACAAAAAAACCGCCTCTCGGCGGTTAACGACATACTCGTACTACTTTGTTTTACTTAGAATATTTTCCATGGTGCCCGGGGCGGGACTTGAACCCGCACAGCCATAAGCCGAGGGATTTTAAAAATTTGAGGCTATCTTTTAAAATCAACAAGTTAAGGTTGTTCAATGGGTTACAAATGCGTATCGCTGCGTATGTTTGCGTGTGGCTAGTTTTTGCTGCCATCAAAACTGACAATTTTCTAATCGATAACTAACTTGTCATAAGAATTTAAAGCGATGGCCGCATCTAAGTGATCGGGTGCAAAATGTGCATATCTCATCGTCATTAAAATAGTGCTATGGCCGAGAATTTGTTGCAGCACTAAAATGTTTCCGCCGCCCATCATAAAGTGACTGGCAAAGGTATGCCTGAGTACGTGTGTGCGTTGCCCTTTAGGCAACTCAATAGCCGCCCTTTTCAATGCATGTTTAAATGCATCATAAGATGGAGTGAATAAAGCACCGCGATTTTTTGGTATACGTTTAAATAGTTTCTCAGATATCGGTACGGTTCTGTTCTTTTTGCCCTTAGTATTAATGTAAGTCACACGGCTAGGTAATATCTGCGACTGTTTCATATCCTGTGCCTCTCCCCACCTGGCACCTGTAGCTAAACAGAGGCGAACGATGGTTCCCAGGCTTTTATTTTCCGACTCATCACAGGAGACTAAAAGCCGCTTAATTTCATCTTGGGACAGAAAGGCCAGCTCTTGATCACCCTCGCTAAATTGGCGGATACCATCAAGCGGGTTACTTCCCTCCCATTCACCAAGGCGTTTTAATTCTGAAAATACAGCATGTAAGTATGATTGCTCACGGTTAACAGTGGCTTCTTTTACAACAGTACGCCCTTTTGCTTGCCATTCACCATTCAGGCGGCGTTCCGATAAACAGCAAACATATTCTTATCGACATCTGCCGCTAAGGGGTCCCCCATTCTCTCACAAATCGCCAATAGTTTAGCTTTACGGGACTCGCCAGAAGATAGGGTTTTACCGTGCATTTCATACCATCGCTCAACTAATTCATTAAGCGTTACCGCACTAATGCCCAGCCCCGTATCTTGTTTATTCACCATCATGCGACGTTCGTATGAAAGTGCTTCGCCTTTAGTGGCAAACTGTTTGCGTATACGCTTGTTATCACGACCATAAGGGAAGCATTGGCAAAGCCATTTTCCTGACGGAAGTTTACTGACTGCCATTAATCCTGCACCCACTGCATCATAATCATTAACATCATGGCGGTTGATTTGACACTTTGATTAGTGAAAATTTCTTTATTTTGAATTGGATCTGATTCTGGAGCAAAAGCATCATCAAGTTGTTTTGCTAATTCACTCGCGTAAGGTTTAAAATCATCAACCGATTTTATTTTTCTATTTATCTCAGCCGCTAATAGCTTTTTGCTGTATATCCCGGCGATAAAGTCAGCACAAGTTGCAAGTTTGTTTTCCGGCGTGGCTGTTTGCCATGTAAGCGCATTGGCTTCATGCAGGGTTCCCCCCGCATACCAATTTTCAGCAAATGCGTTATTTGTGAATAAGGCAAAAATAAGAAACGTCAGTGACAGTACCTTTTTCATCGCTAGCCCTCGATAAGGTTAAGAAAATAATTAATTAAATATCACAATGTAAATAATTTGAGCGTGAGTTACTTACTAAATGTGACTATTAAAAGCGCAATTAAAAAACCTGAAGCAAATACGCCCCCTGAAAATATCGGGTAGTGGCGAAATGGTTTCTGCTCCCGATAAACAGCAAAAGCATTCTTGTCAAAATCAGTGACCAGTGAATCACTCAGCCGTTCACCACGCCGTCCATTGGGATAATACCCACAAATCCATTTGCCAGTAGTTAATTTGCGAATAGCCAAAATTAATGCCCCTATTTATTTTTTAGATATATATTTAAAAAATTTATTAAGCCCGGCTCCGCCCTGATCATTAAAATAAATCTGCTTATATTCTTTAGATGTCTCATCATGCCCGTACTCATCAGATATAGTGAGTTCAGAAAAACCAGTTACAGGTATAAATTTCTGAATGTCATTTAATGCTTGGGCACGAGTCTTTGTAATAGTCACTTTATCTGCGCTCACATAATCATCTTTACTATAAATTTTTGGTATGGCAGTTACGGTGATTTTATCTACATCTGTATGGATGAAGCTACGATATATACCATAAATTGCCGCTCTTTCTGTTTGTTCAGAAATCACACTTTTCAGATCATTAGGTAATACTTCTGGAGATAATTGGATGTGAAGAGGTTTTTTTGAAATTACTTTAAAAGTACCGTTATCAGTAGAAAAATCATTAAGCTGCTGAATCATATCTGTAACAGATGGAAATTTTGTAGGCCCATCAGCGTAGGCCACATTAGAAAGTACCACTGTTAGCATAATGATTAGATTATTTATTAACTTCATCATAAAGCCTCCTTATTCGAAAAATTTTGTTTACTTGTTATTTATTATTAGTCAGTTTATGCAACTTCGATTGCGCGAACGCATCACCAACCGCCTGTATGTTTAATTTTGCCGCCTCATCCATAGCGCGGTAATTTTCAACTAGTTTTTGTTCCTCCACTGAAATGCCATCAAGCGGGGTGTGCTTACCCGTCAATACGTACATAATGTCTACACCGTACTGAGTATCTAGCAATGCCAAGGTTGTGGCATCTGGCATGGTTTCCCCTCTTTCATATTTCCCCCAAGTACGAGTTGAAACACCAAAATTTGCTGCCATGGCCTCTTGGCTTTCACCCGTTTTTTCCCTTTCTTCACGTAACCGCGCCCCAATAAGGAATAATAATTCCTCTCTTTTAGTTGACATAGGAACAATACTTCCTTAGATTGTGTTGTACAGGAACTTAGTGGATCACAATATACCATTATGAAACAAGTCAAACACGATCAACGCTCGCGATTACCGAAAGGAATTGCTTCAAAAAACCCGACCCATATGCGTTTGTCTGATGATGAGCGTGCAGAATTAGAAGCGCTCGCAGCAAAAGAAACTCGTTCAATTTCCAGTATGGCGCGTCTAGTTTACTTGCGTGGTATCACCGCTATTCAGGCTGATTGATAAGGGGGAATTATGGGAAATATCACCATAAATATAACCGTTCCAACTGGGTATGTATCGCTTGAAATATATTCCGAGATTGTTGGTATTCCATTTGATACATGCCGTGGAATGGTGCGTGATGGTCGGATTATTATTCGCCCGAAAGTTAAAGCTGGTGACAAAGTTGAAGTTAATTTGGTTGCTATGTTGAAAGATGCCATAGCCAATAGTTAGGGGAAAATACAATGCACGCCTTAACCATTATTAGCCGCCATTCATCTGCCTATCGTGGCTTTGTAATTACTCATCGGCCAAGAACTGCTATTAACCCCATTGCCCGCTATGAAGTATTCCTGGGTGAACAGTCTTTCGGTTTACTTGACGCTCAAGCACTCGCCACCGGCTTCATTGATCAGTTGTATATCGAACGTAAAACGGGAGCCGCAGCATGAAATCACCTTGCCTGCAGATAGCTAACGCCATACTGCGAACACACATGGCTGATATGGGAGAGTTAACCCGACGTGCGATAGAGGAAAATGGTGTTTTATCCCTTCGAGCTAATCTCCGTGCTCGTGAAAAAAAAGCCATCACCAGCAACACCCTTGCAGGCTTAAGTATGATTACCGCCATAGCGTGGCAATTGCGTGAAAACGAATTAGCCACTTTCCACCAACTGAATGCCGCAACACAGCAATTTCGGGAGTCAGGCGTCATACCTCAATTTTTCAATGAAGAGGTACAGACATGCCAGGGCAACTAATTGAATTGACCAGCGGAGCATTAGCCGTGCTGGCCGTGCTTATCTGGCTTGCGTTTCTGTCTGCCCGCGCCGTGATCCGCGATCACCGCCGTCGCACCAATATCAAACGCAAAGCGCGCCAACACTCTTAAGGAGAAAGGGATGAAACAAGCATATTTCACATTGATTAACGACCTGTTGCAGCAATACCACTTCAAGGCCGAAAACCTGCGCGCCGCTTCCGCTGTTGCCGACGAGGTGCGAATGTTTTCGCTAAATGATTACGCCTTTCGTCTAAGTGTCGGTCTGGAGGGTCTGTTAAGCACGGCGCAAGCATCTGGGGATCAGGACAGCGCCCAGGAATTAGAGCTGTTGGTGACTCAGTGTAATTCCGGGGGTATTCCAGAGCCGACACATTCTTGAGTTAATTACTGTCATACCGAGAGGTGGATGATGGGGCAAATTAATATGGACGGTTCGCCGCTTTCAATGCAGGAATGGAATCAGAAAGTAGGTTTACGGCATTTAGACCGCATAAAGGAACTGTTTAAAAAGGATCCAGATGAAGAGTTTGAGCAGCGTTTGGAATCATTAAGCAGAGGAAAGACAAAAGGCATTATTTATTACGCGGCTGGGATAAAGAAAGATAGCCACGAAAAAAAGTTTAGAGAACTGGAATATCATGAAAGAAAAGCGGTGCGTAAAGCAGCGTTGGATTTATGGGTTGATTTAAATTCAATCCCGAAAGACTTGTTATAAAGAAATAACGTTTTAGCGAGTTATTAAAAATGGCGCATTTATCGTGCCGGGTATTCTATTATCTAAAATAAGGTGATGTGATATGGAAAAGCAGAAAGAAACTACTGATATCCCAGCAATTATATATTTACAAAATTTTATTAACCGGCGTCCGGCGCATGGCCTTACCTATGGGGATAATCTCAAAGCCCTTGCAGATCTCACCTATCTGGAATGTACGTTAAATAAACAATCATCTTCTATAGATGCCTTAAAAAAACAGGTGGAAATAGTTTCTGGTGCTGCAATGAAAGTATCGGGCTATCTGGACTCGATAGTAACAGCTATTGAAGCGACAACCCACGGCAAGAATTGCACCACCAGTTATGCACACAAGACTGTGAGCAATGTTATTTCAGCCATAAATAAAACTGAGTCAGCCTACAGAGAAGCCCTAGACATGCAGGGAGTGTCTCAAGAAATACCATGCTCACTTTATACATCACCAAAGCTTCATCGACTAAAAATTCTGCCGGAATATTTCAACGCTGTATTTAATGGATACAAAAAAGCTGAGTTACGGGCTAATGACCGTGATTTCTCCGTAGGGGATTTCCTGCTTTTAAGGGAATGGGAATTAACCACAGAATATTCAGGGCGAAAACTTGTAGTTGAAATTACACACATTACTCCGTGTGACTTTGCCCTGCCCAACTATGTAATGCTCTCATTTAATGAATTATATACCACCAATTATTCCCGTTTTGATGATTTTGACGGAGGCGTCCCATTTTGAATACTAATAACCCACCATATCGACTGACGCGTGCTTTTTGGCGGTTTATATTTAAAGCAGGAAAAGCACTTTGCAAATTAGACGCAAAGTATCGCACTCAACGATGGCTAAAAAATAACTATCTTATTCTAGATACGGAGACAACGGGCCTTGGTAATGATGCTGAAATAATTGAAATCAGTATCATTGATTGTACTGGAAAGATATTACTGGATACGCTTGTTAAGCCATTAAAAGCCATTCCCGCAGAGGTAACCGCCATTCATGGAATTACTAATGAAATGGTGGCTGATGCACCAACGTGGCGAGATATTCATTATCAATTCATGACGCTGACGAATGACCGCACTCTGCTTATTTATAATGCCTCTTTTGATTCCCGCTTAATTTTTCAAACAGCAGCAACGAGTAATTGTCATGTATCAGAGAGGAAATATATCTTTGATGCTGAGTGCGTCATGAAAACCTATGCGGAATATTACGGCCAGTGGGATCAGAACCGGAATAAATTTAAATGGCAAAGGCTGAGTAATGCAGCCGAACAACAGGGCGTTGCCATTGATGGTACGCCGCACCGTGCATTGGCCGATTGCAAAACAACGCTAGGTATTATCCGGGCTATGGCGGGGGTGAAGTCATGAAACGCATTTTCTCCCCACTGAAATGGGCCGGTTCCAAAGGCCGTATTATGCCAACCTTGCGCCAACATCTGCCCGCTGGAAAGCGTCTGGTCGAGCCGTTCGCCGGTTCCTGTTCCGTCATGCTGAATACTGACTATGACGAGTATCTCATTGCTGATATTAACGGCGATTTAATTAATTTCTATCAGCAATTACAGCGGGATTGCGAGAGCATCATTATTCTTGCAAAAGAGCTTTTCAAATTTGATAACAGTGAGGCGAATTATTATTTGAATCGTCAACATTTCAATGAACGCGAGTTAAGTGACGAGTACCGCGCCGCAATATTTTTATATTTAAACCGTCATTGTCATGGTGGTATTTGCCGTTATAACCAAAAGGGTGAATTCAACGTTCCCTACGGAAGATATAAAGCGCCCTATTTCCCCGAAGCTGAGATCCGTTATTTCGCTGAGAAATCCCAAAAGGCCACGTTTGTATGCTGTGACTTTTTCGAAGCGCTAACCATGACTATGCCGGGCGACGTGGTTTATTGCGATCCCCCTTACATTCCAACATCCACTACCGCAGATTTCACCAGTTACCACACAGGCGGTTTTAGTTCTAATGAGCAATTTTGGTTATCGGAAATACTCACGATCATAGCGGATCAAGGTTGCCACGTTATTGCATCGAACAGCGATACCCCACACGGCCGCTATCTTTACGAAAGTTTTGATATTCACAGCATTACCGCCCCCCGCTCTGCTAGTTGCAAAGCTGATGGCCGTAAGGCAGTAGGTGAAATTATTGCAACCTTGAGGGCTGCAATATGACCAAGGGTGCTTATTACAACGAGATTGATCCCTACACTGCTCAGTGGCTGAGAAATCTTATTAAGGCCGGCCATATCAACCCAGGCTATGTTGACGAGCGGAGCATTGTAGATGTTAAACCAGAAGACCTCACCGAATTTACCCAGTGCCATTTCTTCGCAGGAATTGGGGTTTGGTCATACGCCTTGCGTAGAGCCGGATGGCCCGATGATAAGCCGGTCTGGACCGGTTCTTGCCCCTGCCAACCTTTCAGTGCCGCAGGAAACCGGCTCGGAACAGCAGATGAGCGACACCTTGCGCCTGTCTGGCTCAATCTCATTGATCAGTGTCAGCCTGCAGCTATTTTTGGAGAGCAAGTTGCAGCGGCAATTGGGAGGCACTGGCTCGACGATTTATTCAATGAGCTGGAAAACCAAAGCTACGCCTGCGGGGCGGCAGTATTGCCAGCTTGTAGCGTCGGCTCGCCGAACATCAGACAGCGAGTCTGGTTTGGCGCAATCCGGCTGGCCAACTCCGACGGCAAGCGATCCGTCGGGTGGGGGGAGCGCATCAATAGCGCTGAGGAAATTATCCGGCGCGAAACGCCCTTCGGGGCACTCGATATCATCGGCGCTCCGGGACTTTGTACAATTGGCGGGATGGCCGACGCCAACGACCTGCGACAGCAGGGGATCGGGGTCGGCAGTAATTCGTTCGGATGGCAGAAGCCGGATGTTCGGAAGACTGGATTATGCGACAGAACAGGGATTATCCGGCCAGCCATGCCGACTAACGGCTTCTGGTCAGATGCTGACTGGCTCTTGTGCAGAGATGGAAAGTGGCGGCCAGTTGAACCCGGCACATTCCCGTTGGCTCATGGGGTTGCCGCCAGAGTGGGACGTTTGCGCGCCTACGGAAACGCCATCAATGCTTCGACGGCGGAAGCATTCATAAGGGCGTACTTAGCCACGCCACTGTGGATAGGTATCGATCTGGCTGGTATTGCTGAATGACCACGCATTCCCGTGGCCGCATCACCCCAACTCCACCGCTGCCTTATCCGGGCAGCGGTGATGTTTCTATTGAATGGGATCATCCGTGGAATGCCCCGCGCCCCGCGATTGGTGGCCACCAATCTTTAGCGCCGGTCGTAGTGGTAGCAAAACCAAAATCTCACCCGCTGGTTATCCGTTACGTAAAACGCCTGAATGCGCTGGGCTATACCGAACTACGGGAGCCTAACCTCACATTGCTTAAAATTCGTAAGGAGCGCGCCGCGCTTGAGCGCCAGATCTATTTGAGGGACAAGCAACAATGGGCGGATTCACCGCAAGGTGTAGAAGCCCGCATTGATCAGCAACCTATATTTATTAAGTCCCACTTTCAAAATAAAATTAGATGGTTACGTGAAAATCATGGTGATAAACATACCAATGCATTCTTAACCGGTACCGGCAAGAATGCATTGTTACGTCTGGATGCCGTGCGCCAATACCAAGGCGTTAGCCAGGGTCGTATTTCTGAGTTAATGGCCTATTTTCAGGGTATCTATAGTCACCTTGCCGAACTGAACAAGCGCCGGGTCAAGTCGCTGGCGAGTGAGGTAGCTGGCCGTATTAATGAAATGTTCTGCACTGAGGTATCAACACCCACCGAAGAAACCCGTATTTTATCTGATGCCGAGTTATTGACCATTTATCGCAATATTGCGCTTGAGGTGTGGTCTTTACGGGTCAGGCCGCCGCACTGGCGCGAGTTGGGGCCGAAGCCCAATCAACCAGATGAACCAGTAGATCGCACGGTCTACTATTCCGCTATTGCCCGATCGATTAACCCCGATTGGTGGGAGCGTAAATTGTGGCGACTGCGTAATGATTGGCGAGAAAGCCAGTTACGCGCCGCTGGCTTGATCCACAAGCGTGCCGCACCCTATGTCAGTAAAGAGGCATTGGCCGACTGGATAGAGCAAAAACGCCGTAATCGCGAATTCTTCAAGCGACATGAATTAGTTGATGATGAGGGTAACACCGTTTCTTTAGAGGCGATGGTGGATGCCAGTATCAGCAATCCAACGATACGCCGCCATGAATTAATGGCTCGCATGCAAGGGATCGAACTGGTTGCACAGTCGCGTGGGGATGTTGGGGTGTTTTACACCATCACTTGCCCATCTAAATACCACGCCAACAACCAAAGCGGCCACGCTAACCCGAAGTGGAATCACAGCACGCCACCACAGGCACAAGCCTATCTTACAAAGTTATGGGCCAATATCGGATCCAAGCTAGGCCGTGAAAATCTGCGCGTTTATGGTTTCCGTGTCGCTGAACCGCATCATGACGGTACACCGCACTGGCACTTGTTGTTATTCATGAAGCCGCAAGAACGCCACGCCATCACTGAGATTATGCGCGCCTATGCCGTTAAAACTGATCGCGCCGAATTAGGTAAGCGCACCAGCGCCCGGTTTACCGCTAAGCGGCTTGATCCGAAGAAAGGCAGCGCCACCGCCTATATCGCTAAATACATCAGTAAAAATATTGATGGATACGCGCTGGATGGCGAACTAGACCATGAAACCGGCAAGCCGCTGAAAGAGACGGCCCGCTTCGCTATGGCTTGGGCGTCACGCCACCGTATCCGACAATATCAGCCAATCGGCACACCACCGGTAACAGTCTGGCGGGAGCTGCGCAAGCTGAGCAATCAACTGGTCACTACGCTCAAGATTTCCGGCACCTATCAACGCGGCAAGCCGTTATTGATCGATCCGGCAATGGATGCCGTCACCGCCGCCGCAGATGCGGGCTGCTTTGCTACCTACATCATGAAGCAAGGCGGCGTGCTGATCCCACGTGAGGATTACACCGTGCGCATTGCCTATCAGGACAATGAACAGCCCAACGCCTACGGCGAAATCACCGAGAAGATTTTCGGCATCTATTCCCCGCTTTTGGGTGAGGCGTCGCGCATCTGTACTCGCCTAAAAACTTGGAAAATTGTCGCCCGCCAAAAGGTGAAGCCCGCCGTTGTCGTGGGGTTTGATGTTTTTCAGGACGGCCCCGCCGTCCCTTGGAGTTCTGTCAATAACTCTCCGGTAGAGCAAAAAACACGCGAACCGGATGAGGCCATAGACAGAACATTAGAAGAAAAAATAATCGATTTCACCGCGATCACCGATGCAGAACGTCGGGCCTTGCTGCGCAGGATAAAAAGCGCGCCGGTACTAACGATTAAAACCAACGCATTGACGCCAGCCGAAGAATTATCACGCCAGGCATCAGCCGAAAAAGCCGCCCAGCGGCGAGAAAAAACCGCACGACTGGCACCAGTGGCAACAAAAATCCGCGATTTTGCCGAGTCAATCGGGCTTTCCATTAGCGAACAACAAGCGCAATCACTGGCTTGCGGCGCAACATTGACCATCGGCGGTCAGAACTGGCGGGCAAGAGAGGATTGTTGTTTGTACCAGTGCCAACCAACCACCGCCCAACGGGCATTTAGCGTAATGAGCCGGGTGGCAAAATTGCGAGAGGGAGTAAACCGTGAAAGTCACCAACATTAATTACACCGACACCATTTGTATATTGTCAGCCGATGAACAGCGAGTCGCTCAAATGCTTGGCGATGCATGGAATCAATATTTACAGCTTTCAATTGAGCATCCCTGTGAACGTGATGAGTTCTGCCGAGCTATTCACGATTGCCAGAGAATCATATTAGCCCGCCCGGCAATTCGTGGGCTGGCGGAAAAAGGTCAGGGGTACAAAAAATGACAACAGCAAGTGAACGTAAACGCGCCCAGCGCCTGCGCGATAAAAAGTTAGGCATCACCGAACTTACCTTACGTATAGATACCGCAGAAATGGCAATGCTTTTGGATGGCTGCGAACAGCGCCGTATTGCTCGCGGGCCTTATGAACGGGCCGAGTATTTGATCGGCTTGCTCCGCCAGGACAATAAATTGCTACACAAACAGCTTGCTGAGTTGAAGAAAGACAGTTGCAAGCGGTGCGGTGATACATTGCCAGGTGATAGAGACGGTTGTTGTTTTCAAGGTGATACGGCGTGTTGGCAGACGCAGGGATATAAGAAACTGATGTTGGATACCCTATAGCGCGGGTGCTGATAGTGCACCACGGCAATATTGCACAAGTCACTTAAATGAATACATATGCGTGAAATTGAATAAAATACACGCGCCCATCAATTTACTCTCAAAATCACCCCACACCAAAGCGCCTCCACGCCACGTAGAGAGGCGCTTTTTTCATTTCACCTACAATGATGTACTTTTTATATCGAAAGACTAGGGCTGCGCATGGCCGTTTTTGGGGGTGATTTTGAACCCATATGAGAATGGATGCGGGGGCCAACCGCACCCCGTTCCGCGCGCCCCCCCGCCCGCGCTTTGCAATGACTAGATATTCACTTTTCATGCAGTTAGAAAGAGGCTGAAAAGCCAGTATTGGCGCGGCTTAGATAATGATTAGGGAGTGAATATAATTATGCGGATTGTTGCGCTTTGAATTTGCAGGGTTGCAGTGGTCAGTTTACTAAATAATTTGGGCAATTATCACTGATTTTCGAGGTGGCCGTTGCGGCTTGCTCTTTTAAAATCGTGACATGGCACAGAAATAAAATCAATAGGCTTGTGACATGTCACAAGCAATTTAATTTTCATCATTGTGACTGAAACAATTCTCAATATAAGAAATAAAGTGGCGGCCAGTTAATTTTCATGTGCATATAAATGCAAAAACCGCCTAAAAGACGGTTAGCATATGCATAAGTTGGATTTACTCTTGTTTGGCAAGTAATTCATACGGCTTAAATCTGACAACTTCCTCCCCAACCCAATCATTAATTTCCATCAGCCGCTCCTGTAACGGTGCCAGTTCGTTAATGGCGAATACCCGCGCGGCTTTTTCTACATCACCAAAACCGCCGGTGTTATTGGGTAAAATACCCATCAGTTGAGGTGGTACCCGTTGCATTGCTAATTGATCGTCACGGGTAACATTCTTAATACTGGCGAACTCATCTTTAGCCGCCACTTCTGCCAGTGGGATCACCTGTATGCCGTCCTTTTTACCGGCCGGGGCATACATAAACAAATTGCGGAAATTGCCCGGCCCTTTGGATTCTTTCAGCGCCTTACGTAAGGCGTCGATATCCTCCTGTTTATGGGCGGCGTCGTTCATATACAGAATAAATCCGGCATGACTGCCATTTAGATAATATTTACGGCGAAATAGCGTTGCGGCCTCATTAAGCCAAGTGGAGTTTAGCGAGGCGAGGTATTCAGGAACGCCGTAGATCTCCTGATTAATATCCGGGTCTAGCAGGTGAAAAACGCTATTGGCTTCAAACGGGTGTGGGTTGGCATAGGATGAGACATACCAATAGGTGTCCGCCTCCACGCCGCGGCGGGTGTATTTTGCTGGGCTGGGTACCAGTTTCATGATGCCGCCCAACCGGTTATAGCGGGCTTCTAAAAACGAGTTGGCGAATACCAAAAAATCCAGCGCATAACGGCTAAAATCCTGTTTCGAGAGTAATCGGTGCGGCTCAAACAGACTAACCAGTACATTGCGTTTCATATAGATTGGCGAGCTGTGATGCACCGCCGCACGAAATGACTTAGCCAGACCGTTGAATGACACCGGCGGCTCATACCAGCGATCCATCACGGCACATTCCAAATAATCCAGAATATCGCGCCGATCCATCATTGGGATCGGGTCGTCAAAAGTAAACGCCTCAGCCTGTGCGGCACTATTGCCCGCCATAGCTGTTGTCACCTTGGCCGAGCGGGTTTTCCTGTTGCGTTTACTCATCAATATATCTCCATCACACTGGTGTTATTGCTGTTAATGCCCTCAAGAGGCTCATGGAATAATGCGTGCATAATGGCCCATGCCACGTCGCCGTGACTGACGCCCTCAGATCTGCTAGTAACAAAAGTGGCGTTTCGCCCAGTGGCGGTCATGGTTTTGCGGATAGACATAAATGCGGTGGCGATATCAATGCAGCCCGCATCAAACTCCAGACGGCCGCCATGAATGATATTTTTTGCCTTATAAATGAGGTCGGCTTTCATTTCCAGGCTGTAGTGAATGGCGTTCACTGCCGGGAAGAATTGCCGTACTAATTGCGTCACGGAACGGCCCAGACCGGTATCATCAATGCCGATATAGGTGACGTTATAGCGCTCAGTGATCTTTTTGATATTGCTGGCTTGATCGGCAAAATCCATCCCTTTCCACTGGTGGCGCTCCAATACCCTGAACTTACCGCCCGCCACCACTGGCGGTGCAATGACGGCGCAACCCGCACTATCGCCGGTGCTGGCCGGGTCGTAGCCAATCCACACCGGCCTATCACCAAATGGGCGTAGCGCCAGCAATTTGACGTCTGTCCATTTTTCCCAGCTATCCACCATGCAGCGCTGCATTTCTGCAAGTTTGAACGTGGAAGCGTTATCGTCAATGAAGCCGCACATAAACAGGTTTTCAAAATCTTGATCGCTGTTTTCATTGCGTAACTCATCAATATCAAACAGGTCGCAGCCACCTTTCAGTGCATCCTCAATAGTGACAATCTGGCGGTACTGCTTATCCTCACATAACCGGCCTCCGGCCAGCCGTGGGTAGCTGACATCAATTTCAATGCGTTTATCTTTGGCTTTACCTTTGTTAAACAGCGTGCCCGCCCAGAACGGATAAGCCTCATGTGAGGTGCTGGACGGAGTAGAAAAATAGGTGGAGCGGTATCTTTTCTGCGATGCCATGCCCGATGCGGCTCGGCGCAATTTTTGAAAGCCGGGTATCCAAAAATATTCATCCAGATAGAGATTGCCGGGGCGGCCCTGTGCGGTGCTGGCGTTGGTACCGAGAAAGTGCATTTCCGCGCCATTGGGTAAAATAATCACCTCACCGCGCAAATCAACATCCACCTGACGTGCGGCGGCGACAATATAGTTTTTAAACTGGTGCGCCTGCGCTTTGGAGGCGGAAACAAACATCTGGTTGCGGCCAGTGTCGAGGGCATCAAGCAGCGCTTCCCATGAGAAAAAGTAGGTTGCACCGACTTGGCGGGATTTTAAGAAGTTACGAATACGGTAATCAGGTGATAAACCGGCCTCATACCAGTTGCGCTGATAGTCGAACATGGATTCATTGAAAATATCTTTCAGCTTGGCAACCTGCGCCTCACTGAATACATTTTTCTGCGCTGCCTTACGTGTCCCGCTGTTGCGCTTCTCAATGTTAGGGTTGAGATCGGCCTCATTGCCGCCATCATTGTATTTACCGATCCGGGCGTGGCGTTCGGCTTGCCGGCCCAGCAAATCAATCTCTTTGTAGTCTTTGGCTTCCTTGGCTGATTTCATGACAAGTCGGCAATATTCCGCTGCCGTGGTCAGTTGCATCTGATCCAATGGCCCGTAAGCGTCCCACTTGTCGCGGCGCTTCCAACTGTGTACCGTGACGGCTTTCTCACCGATCATTTCCGCAATCCGGGCAATACGCAGCCCTTGCCAATACAGATACATGGCTTGACGGCGGGGATCTAAATCGGCATTGATAGAAACGCTTTCCATGTGAAATAGCCTGCTTTATTACTTAATTGCAGCAAGGCTACCTATCTGCACCTCCCCCATCCTGCATTACACCTTGTGCCAGCCATAGCACAAGAGCGCCTGATTGTTCCGTTGGTCGCCGGTCGCCAACATAGGTCACTACTGTATCGAATCAGACCGGAGCATCACGCATGACCGTAAAAGCAAAAAAATTCCGCATTGGCGTAGAGGGTGCCACCACTGATGGCCGCACCATCACCCGCGAATGGCTAACGCAAATGGCCGATAGCTACAACACCACGGTATACGGTGCCCGAATCAATATGGAGCACATCAAAGGCTATTCACCAGACAGCACCTTTAAACGCTATGGTGATGTGACGGGCCTGAGTGCCGAAGAAATCAAGGACGGGCCGTTATCGGGGAAAATGGCACTGTATGCCGAAATCAGCCCTACAGCCGATTTGGTAGAAATGGTGAAGGATCGCCAAAAGGTTTACACCTCAATGGAAGTAAATATTAAATTTGCCGACACCAACAGTGCCTATCTTGTTGGCCTTGCGGTCACTGATGATCCCGCCAGTCTGGGTACTGAAATGTTGAATTTCAGCGCCAGCGCCTCCGCTAATCCGCTGGCCTCCCGTAAGCAAGCCCCTGAGAACCTGTTTACCGCCGCAGAAGAAACGCTGATTGAATTCGAAACCGAGCAAGAACCTAAAACCAACCTGCTTACCGCCATTAAAACCCTGTTTACCAAAAAGCAAACCGGTGATGACGCACGTTTTAACGATGTGCATCAGGCGGTTGAATTAGTCGCGCAGCAAGTTGAGGGGAAATTGTCGGCTATCAGCACCTTGGAGCGGTCCTTTACGGAGCTTAAAACTGCCAATGATGCGACCAAACAGGAACTTGATGAGCTGAAAATCACGCTCAGCAAAACAGATCGCGACTTCTCTCAACGCGAAAAATCAACCGGCAATGACAGCGCCATTCTGACTGATTGCTAGGTCATTCCGCTTGCTACGTTAAGGAATTAATTTCACATGAAAAAAGCCACCCGATTTCAGTACAACCAGTTTTTGCAGCAGGTCGCCCGGCTGAACCATTTGGACAATAAAGACGACATTGCCGCGAAATTCACCGTTGAACCATCGATTGCGCAAAAACTGGAAACCAAACAGCAAGAAAGCAGCGCCTTTCTGTTAAAAATCAACATGTATCCAGTGGATGAAAAAGAGGGTGAAAAAGTTGGTTTAAGTATTGACCGCCCGATTGCCAGCACCACAGATACCACGCAGAAAGAACGTGAAGCATCAGACCCTAGCGGTCTGGATGGGACAAAATACAACTGTACCCAGACTAACTTTGATACCGCGCTGCCTTATATCAAATTGGATATGTGGGCTAAATTCCCTGATTTTCAAACTCGCATCCGTGATGCCATTGTGAAACGCCAGGCACTGGATCGCATCATGATCGGCTTTAACGGTATCAAGCGGGTGAAAACCTCTGATCATACCGTTAATAAGCTATTGCAAGATGTCAACCGGGGCTGGCTGCAAAGCATTCGTGATGATGCGCCGGGCCAGATGATGGATAAGATTGTTGATGATAAAGGCGATGTTATCTCGCCTAAAATCCGCATCGGCAAAGGCGGGGATTTCAATAATCTGGATGCGCTGGTGATGGCGGCCACCGATGAACTGATCGAGCCGTGGTTCCAGGAAGATACCGAGCTTGTCGCGATTACCGGCCGCCAGTTACTGGCCGACAAATATTTTCCTATCGTCAACCAATCACAGCCGAACACAGAAGCGCTGGCCGCTGACTTGATTATCAGTCAGAAGCGTATCGGTGGTCTGCCCGCAGTACGTGCGCCGTCTTTCCCGCCTGATGCCATTTTTATCACCCGGCTAGATAACCTGTCTATTTACTGGCAGGACGGCACCCGCAGGCGCTCAATCATCGACAACCCACGCCGTGACCGTATTGAAAACTTTGAATCGGTTAACGAGGCCTACGTGGTTGAAGATTTTGGCTGTGTGGCCCTGATTGAAAACATTGAGTTCGGTGATTTTTCCGTCCCAGCAGAGGGTTAATCCATTATGAGCAACCCCGTTCGCCGCCATCGGCTATTTGTCGCGGCTCAGCAATCATCATCACTGAGCGAGGCGGCAAGCCTCAGCCATGCCAGCAACTACGAGCTGTTGTTGTTCAAACTGCAACAGGATATGGCCCAATTGAGCCTTATCGAGTCAATCAGCCGCAAGGCCGAGGTTAAGCAAGGCATGTTACCCACATACCAACCGTGGGTGGCCGGTGTGTTGGCAAAAGGCAGTGGCGAACAGGACGATATTCTGATGCGCATGTTGATTTGGCATCTTGACGTTGGCGATATCCGCAACGCATTAGATATCGCAGAGTATGCCGTCCAGCATGGCTTGGTGACTCCCGACAGCTTTAAGCGCACCACCGCGTGCCTGATTGGCGATGAAGTCGCCGCCATTGCACGGCAAACCTTGGCCGATGAAAAACCGCTGGATACCCCGCAGCTATTGCGCGCCCAGCAAATGTTAACCGGTCAGGATATGCCGGATGTCGTCAGCGCCCGCCTGCATAAGTTTGTCGGCTATGCCCTGCGTCAGGACGGCGACAACGTTCTCGCACTGGCAAACCTGAAAACGGCGCTGCAACTGGACGATAACAGCGGTGTGAAAACCGATATCAAGAATCTTGAGAAGCTGATTAAAGCGTCTTAGAGAAAATTCGATTAGGCGTGATTGTTGCAGGCAGTTTGGACGCGGACAGCGCGGAGCAACCGGAGCGTACACGCAGTACGTGAGGATTGCGAGCACTGCCCAAGTCCAAAATGGCAAATAAAATAGCCTAATCACCCAAACGCCCCGGCGAGGGCGGCACGTTGGCTAACCCAGAATATTTATTACTCTGGCAAAGCCACCGTTCACCGCCCGTTTATTTTTGGAGTGTCGGCATGGAAATTGTCATTAACACCAATCAGACACCAGAAGCGCCAGCGCCCGTGGAACCAGCGGAAAACACAGTCATTAAAAATGACGGTTTCTGGCCTGATATCGACCTGAAACAGTACCGCGAAGAATCACGTCAGGACGGCACCATCACGCAGCCGCGTGTTATTGAAGCGGCATTGTTTGCCATCAATGAAGTGAATGATCGGCTGGCAATCTGGCGCTTAACCCAGCAAAAACAGGGTTATCTGTCAGCGGCTGAGGTACCGGTGGAAAAACTGAACGAGGAGAGCACTCGCATTCAGTTGTACCGCACCGCGGTGTTTTGCCTGATGCAAGCCCGTCTAACTGATCGTTTTCGCGGTTTTGATACCACCGGCACGGGCGGCAAGCGGGCCGATTCACTGGAACCCACTATTGATAATTTGCGCCGTGATGCTGCATGGGCAATTAACGATATTCAGGCGATCAACCGCATGACGGTTGAGCTGATTTAATGCGCATTCTGGCTCAGCAGTACGACACCATTGACGCCATGTGTTGGCGCTACTACGGCCGCACCGAGGGTGTAACTGAAAAAGTGTTGGCCGCCAATCCGGGTTTAGCCGATATCGGCCCGGTTTTACCGCACGGTTACCCGGTGGAAATGCCAGAAGTCGCCGCCGCCATCACTGCGCAAACCGTGCAACTTTGGGACTAACTACACAATCCCCATAGGGGGTAACGGATATGAAAATGCCAGACAAAGATCCGGGTTGGATGGGTGCATTACTGGCCTTTTACTCTGCCTACTCAACCGCGATAAACGGTTTTCTTATCGCTTTTATTGTGGCATTTCGCCGCGTGGTATGGGGCGGCGGTAAGTTACGTGAAGGGATTGGCGAGGGGGTCGTATGTGGGCTGGTCGGTGTCAATATCGGTCCGGTCATTTCCCCTGTGTTGATCCGCATGATTGATGCTATTCCCTGGCTAAACGGCGCATTAACCGAGGTCGCCGCCGGGAAAATAGAAATTTTTATCAGTTGTTTGATCGGTCTGATTGGCTTGCAGGCTATCCGCGAGCTGGTATTTAAAATCATCAATAAAAAGGCAGGAACCACTGATGTTAACCAATAAATTTATTCTCGGCAAAGCCAGCGAAAGTAATCTGATCGGCGTACATCCTGATTTGGTTAAAGTGGTGCGCCGCGCGCTGGAACTGACTCCGCTTGATTTTAAAGTAATTGAGGGCTGTCGCACGCTGGAACGCCAGCGCGAACTGGTCAAAGTCGGAGCCAGCCAAACCTTAAACAGCCGCCACTTAACCGGCCATGCGGTAGATATTGTACCGCTGCCATGCGGTAAGGTCAGTTGGGAGTGGAAATATTTTTATCCAATGGCTGACGCAATGAAACAGGCCGCTGCCGAGCTGAGGATCGCCGTGGAATGGGGCGGTAACTGGACCACCTTTAAAGACGGCCCACATTTTCAATTGCCCGCCCGTCAATATCCGAGCTGACACCATGCCACTCTTCAACACCGCTCCGCTCGCATGGGCGATTGCCGCCGCCTTACTGCTTGCCGGTGGCGTACAGACTTACCGTTTGTCTGAGGCTCGGCAAGTGATGATTGACCAGCAAGCGGCCGAGGTGGCCAGCAAAAACGGCCAACTTATTGCGCTGGCACTGACCGCCAATGCCAATAATCAGGCACAGGCCCAATTGCGCCAACAGGTTGCCAGTACGGATCAGTTGTTGGCGCAACGTAATAGCCAAATCAAGAGGTTATACCGTGAAAATGAAACATTGCGCCGCTGGGCTGATACTCCCCTGCCTGATGATATTATCCGGCTGCGTCAGCGCCCCGCCCTCACCGGGGCCGCAGATTACCGTCAATGGCTGTCCGAGAGTGGCGCAGTGCCAGTTTCCGGCAGCAGGGCCGCAAACTAACGGTGATTTAAACGACGATATTGATCGCCTTGAGGCCGCATTGCACGCTTGCGCGGCACAGGTCGATACCGTCTTTATTTGCCAGCAAGGGGCCGCTGATGCTAAAGCCTGATTCGCTGCGTACCGCCATTTTAAAGGCGGTGCCGTATATCAAGCAAAACCCGGACTGCTTACATGTCTTTATCGATAAAGGGGCGATTATTGCCACGCTGGCCCCGTCACTCTCTTTTGAGTATCAGTACACCTTAAATCTGGTGGTGACTGATTACGCCAGTGATATGGATCTGGTCATTGTCCCGGTCTTGCATTGGTTGCGCACTCATCAGCCAGATATTATGGCGAACCCCGACAAACGTCAGGACAGTTTTACTTTTGAAGTTGATTATCTGGATAACAAAGTGCGCGATATCAGCATTGATATCAAGCTCACCGAACGGGTGATCGTTAAAGAGAAAAATGGCAAATTAAGCGTTACTCATCTTGGGGAACCGGTGCCACCAGAGCATTTTATCAACAGCTATCAAATTGATATTGAGGGTAAAACTGTCGCGGAGTGGGTAACGTGAATAACTTGCATGAGCTAGATCAGACCTTATCAACATTATTGGCACAATTGGCCCCACAGGCGCGCGGCGCGTTTATGCGTCAGGTCGCTAAAGAACTACGGCGACGCCAACAAAAGCACATTCAGGCGCAACAGAACCCGGATGGCTCACCCTTTGTTCCGCGTAAGAAAAAGCGCCGCGATAAGCAAGGCCGCATCAAACGCAAGATGTTTACCAAACTGCGCACCGCTCGTTATATCAAAAACGAATCCAACGCCGACGAGGCCGCTGTTGCGTTCAGCGGCAAGGTCAATAATATGGTTAGAGTCCATCATTACGGTTTGCGGGATAAAGTCACAAAGAACGGGCCAACAGTGAAATACGAACGCCGCCAGTTGTTAGGCTTTACTGACGGCGATAGTGAGTGGATTGGGGATCTGGCGTTGGAGTGGATTGCTAACTAGCCATTAATCTGGCTTTTGCGGGAACAGATACAATATAAAATGGTAAACGCCAAAAATACCGATACAAGCTAATATGGCAATGTACCAACGATCAAAATAGAAAAATGACGCGACCATTAATATTAACGCAACTAACGCAATAGCATTAGCCACCATGTAAGAAAGATAATATAAAAAACCGACTATGATTTTTTTAACTGTTGAGCTGGTTGATGACATTATCTATAACCCTCCTGTAATCTTCATCTCGCCCCTGCTCTTGTATACTGCTCGCATCAACGTAGCCAGACACATGATCTTTGATTAAAAAATACAATATATCCAGATCACCCATAGAGCGTAACCGCCAATACAACCTTGGGTTTTTCTCTCTCAACTCTCTGGAATCATAGGCTGAACGGTGAGCCAATGCACCGATAGTCAATATTGAATTAATTGCCGCACCACGAAGAATTCTCAAAGACGCTTTTAACTTAGGGTATCTCGCTATTGAACTATTCATCTGCGAAGTTAACAAATACATGAGCGTTGTTGTGGTAGCAAAACGCGCACCAGTTTTCGCATAGATACTATTTAACAACGCGTCTTTCTTATCCTCTGGAAGCCTCTCAATAAAATCTCTGGCAATAGCCTCTACCAAATTCACTATCGCACTGTCGATATCACCCTCTTTTATGAAGGTCGCTAGTCGATAATAATCATTAGCGTTTTCGCTTCTATGTTCGGTATCCAGAAATCCATATGCCAGATAATACATATCTTCCGGAACTGACATTATTCCAGATAATATACTGCCAGAAGTACTTTTAGGCTCAAAAGAGTCTATTATTTTGGTGGATATAGCATTAATCTCATTCATAAGATAATCCTTATAAAACGCGGTCATTCCAAATGCTATAACCTGATGTTCCAGCGACATGGTGCTGCCAGATAATACTTTCATAACGAACTGATACATGCTCTTCCGGTTGCATGCCGGCATGAGTCAATGAATGAGGATAATCTATATGGATATTAGTCAGTGCTGCATTAGTCAGTTTGATAGTGTAATACTTCTCCTGAGAACCCTCACTGTTCGTTCGATAAAAATCGAAAAGACACTCAAGGCTTTCATTTTCAGAGATAGAGATACCCAGCAAAGGCGATGATTTATCAATGGGTTTTCTAAAAACTATTGGATGATGATGGGAGTTTTGAGCACGAGATATCATATGTTGCAATGCATGAATGAAGATTTGATCCTGATGTGTTGATTGCGACTTATTGCCAATAGAATCTAATGAACCGCAGCCAGCGGATATTAAACCTTGTTTCGCACCTTGCAACGTTAAATAAATAGAGTTGGCCATTTTAAAAATCCTTTTAATAATTCAAATAGTGTAACCATTAGACATTACAGGATTTAATTATTATTTTCACCTGCCGAATTACATAATGCGCGATTGCTCACCCCTTTATTAGCCTTTTAGGCTGTAAATAAAGGTTATCACATTTATTGAATCCATTAATTTCTTGTGCCATCCCTCACACAAAACCCATCACATGCCGCGCGCGCCCGTAGGCGGCACACTGGCCGCATGAATATCCTTATTGCTGGTCTTAAACGCCTGTTGGCTAACATTATCCGTATTGGCATCGTCTCAGACGTCGATCTTGCTAACGGATTATGCCGGGTCAAAATGGGCAACCTGAAAACCGATTGGCTTAATTGGTTAACCCTGCGCGCCGGGCGGGTGCGTTTTTGGTCTGCGCCATCGCTGGGTGAGCAAGTCATGGTGATCAGTATCGGTGGTGAGCTCACCACCGGTTTTGTGCTGCCCGCTGTTTTCTCTGATGCCAATCCAGCCCCGTCACAATCCGCCGACGCTATCGTGATCACCTTCCCCGACGGCGCCCGTTTTGAGTACGAGCCAGAAACCAGTCACCTGGCCGTAACCGGAATAGCAACAGCGGTGATTGAGGCTGGCGAATCTATCCATGCTACCGCCCCCAACATGACCTGTACCGCCTCGGTCAAAATCACACTGGACACACCCGAAGTGGAATGCACCAACAACCTGACGACGGCCACCTTAAACGTGAAAAGCGGCGGCCAGATGAGCGGCGACATCAGGCATTCCGGCGGTCAGTTTTCATCTAATGGCGTGATCGTTGATAACCACAGCCACGGCGGTGTTGAGCGCGGTGGCGCTGATACGACAGGAACAAAATGACAACCTATAAATATAGCGGCATGAACCGCAACAGCGGCTTGCAGATCGACGATATTGACCATATTCGCCAGTCAATCAGTGACATTCTGGCCACACCACAAGGCACACGGGTGATGCGCCGCGATTATGGCTCACTGTTATCAACCTTGATCGACCAGCCGCAAAATCCCGCCCTACGTCTAAAAATGATGGCCGCTGTTTATGGCGCTGTGATGCGTTGGGAGCCGCGCGTTACGCTGAATGCCATCAGTATTACCACGCTGAGCAACGGCAAGATGATTGTTGATTTAACCGGTAGCCGCACCGACAGCGACAGCCGGTTGAGTTTGGCCGTGCCACTAGGAGGTTAATAATGCCGACCATCGACTTAAGTCAGTTACCGGCACCACGGGTGATTGAATCACTGGATTTTGAAAGCCTGCTTGCATTGCGTAAAGAAGATTTTATTGCCTTATATCCGTCCGAGCAGCAAGCCGCGGTGAGATTAACGCTGTCATTTGAATCTGAACCCATCGTGAAGTTATTGCAAGAAACAGCTTACCGCGAGTTGCTGTTGCGCCAGCGAGTGAATGAAGGGGCACAAGCGGTGATGGTGGCCTACGCAAATGGCAGTGATTTAGACCACCTCGGCGCAAACAATGGCATTGAGCGACTGACCATCACCTCGGCCAATCCAGACGCCATCCCGCCCACTGCCGCCGTGATGGAGTCTGACGACGATTTTCGGGTACGCATCCCACAGGCTTTTGAGGGTTTGAGCGTGGCCGGGCCAACCGGTGCGTATGAGTATCATGCCCGCAGTGCCGATGGCCGGATTGCTGACGCCTCCGCCATTAGCCCATCCCCCGCTTGCGTTACCGTCACCGTGCTTTCACGTGAGGGAAATGGTACCGCGGCACAGTATTTATTGGATAAGGTTTTCTCGGCACTAAACGATGAGAACGTGCGCCCGGTAGCTGACCGCTTAACCGTCAATTCTGCCACCATCGTGGAGTATCAAATTGACGCCACGCTCTATTTTTATCCGGGGCCGGAAGCTGAGCCGATCCGCGCCGCAGCCGAAGCCCGATTACAAAGCTATATCAGCACCCAGCGCCGCTTAGGGCGTGATATTCGTCTGTCAGCTATTTATGCCGCGCTGCATGTTGAAGGTGTGCAGCGGGTAGAGCTGATCGCGCCGCTGATTGATGTGGTATTAGACAAAACGCAAGCCGCTCACTGCATTGGTTATACCTTGACGGCGGGCGGCTCCGATGAATAAACGCTTATTGCCGGTTGGCTCTACCCCACTGGAGATCGCCGCCGCACAAGCCTGCGCCCGTATGGCTGACATTGACGTACCGCTGCGCAAATTGTGGAATGCCGACACCTGTCCGTTGGAATTGCTGCCTTATCTGGCCTGGGCGTGGTCAGTGGATCGCTGGGATGAGCTTTGGCCGGAAGCGACCAAGCGCGCGGTGGTTAACGCCTCGTACGTCGTCCATAAACACAAAGGTACCATTGGCGCTATTCGTCGGGTGGTTGAGCCGCTCGGCTATCTCATCAAGGTGATCGAGTGGTGGAAGACTAACGAGACACCCGGCACTTTTCGCCTGGACGTTGGCGTATTGGAAACCGGCATTACCGATGAAATGTATTTTGAGCTTGAGCGGCTGATAGACGACGCCAAACCATGTAGCCGTCACCTGGTCGGCCTGTCTATTAATCTGGATGTCAATGGCGCGATCCCTGTGAGTGTCGCCAGCTATGACGGTGACGAATTAACTGTTTACCCCTATTTACCCGAAGTGATTACCGTGACCGGCCAATGCTATACCGCCGGTGTTGTACATTTGATTGATGAAATGAGAGTGAGCCTATGACCGCTAAATTTTATGCCTTAATGACCAATCTGGGGGCGGCCAAACTGGCGAATGCAACAGCCCTCGGTACCCAGTTACAGATTACACACATGGCGGTTGGGGACGGTGGCGGTGTGCTCCCCACGCCGAACCCGGCACAGACTCAGCTTATTGGCGAAAAGCGCCATGCTGCCCTGAATTCGTTAAGTATTGATGAGGTCAACAGCAGTCAAATTATCGCGGAACAGGTTATTCCTGAAACGGACGGCGGTTGGTGGATACGTGAAATTGGCCTGTTTGATAAAGACGGTATTCTTATCGCCATTGCCAACTGCCCGGAGACCTACAAGCCGCAGTTGCAGGAGGGCAGTGGTCGCACACAGACGGTGCGCATGGTGCTGATTGTCAGTAGCACCGAGGCAGTCACGTTAAAAATTGATCCGTCTGTAGTGCTGGCAACGCGGAAATATGTGGATGATAAAGCGATTGAAGTTGGGCAGTATGCAGATAAGTTACTGTCTGACCACGTCGCTGCGACAGATCCTCACGACCAGTATTTACGTGCCGCCGACAATCTTGCGGGCGTGAACGATAAGTCTCAAGGTCGAAAAAATATGGGGTTGGGCAAACTTGCAGAAAAGGACGAACTGACATTCTCTGATGTGGGTGCCGCGTCAGCCAATGATGTCGTATCACGTGCACGGGGAGGCACATTTGATAAATCATTACACGTTCATGACACACTGAGCGCAGGTAATATCAAATCAGAAACCAATATTGACGCGGTCGGGGTTGTTACTTCTCGTAATAAAATTGAATGTCGTTCGCCGGGTTCTGATGCCTATTCCGCCGGGTTCCGCTGTTATATTCGTGACTCGGTCACATCAATCACTACAGATTATGTCAATACGCATCCCGAAGGTGGGGAGCAGTGGATGTTCGCGACAAATTACAACTTTGTTACTGGGGGTGTTGATTTCACTACCCGAGGTCATTTTATTTCTAATGGGATAGTGCGTGCGGGAGGGCTTGACGGTGGGTTTATGGATGGCAGTGGAAATATCACCGGGGCGGTGTGGGGGGAAGGGGGGGGGAACCTTTGGGGATTTATTAACAATAAAATCGCGG